AGCTCCTGCAGAAATGCATGTAAAAGGTGATTTTGTAGGAAACACAGAACTAATGAGCAGGATTAGGCTCAAGCAGTTTATTAGTTCTCTCCCAGATGTAAGACTTGATAATGTGCGGGCTGCATTTGAATCTGGAATGGGAGCTATTAATTATGGAACTGCTGGCTCACTAGAAGCTTACTTTATTCCTCAGATTAATCCAAGAGTATTTATTGATTCAGCTTTTTCTGGTTCCTTTAATTGGGAAACTTGGGCTGGAATCTCTGGAGCTAAGAGTGGAATTGCATATAAGAATATGTATCAAGTTACTACCTTATATGCACGTATTATGCCTTCAGATTTCAATATGCGCTTACCAGAACCTAATACCCCACAAATCTGGAAGTTTATTTTTGTAAATCATCAAGTTCTTATTTATGCGGAAAGACAGACTAATGCACACAATTATCTTCCTGTTCTCTTTGGACAGCCACTAGAAGATGGTCTCTCCTATCAGACTAAGTCTCTTGCAGATAATGTAGCCCCCATTCAGGATATTACTTCTGCTCTCTCCAATTCTCTAATTGCAGCAAGACGCAGAGCTATTTCTGATCGCACACTATATGATCCTTCTCGCATTACAGAAGCTCATATTAATAATGCAAATCCTTCTGCTAAGATTCCTGTGCGCCCAGCAGCTTATGGGAAACCAGTAGGAGAAGCAGTGTTTCCCTTCCCATTCAGGGATGATCAAGCTCCATATATTCAACAGCAAATGAGTCAGTATGGAGCAATGGCTAATATGATCTCTGGCCAAAACCCTGTAAGACAAGGTCAGTTTGTAAAAGGTAACAAGACTCAAAGTGAATTTGATACTGTAATGGGTAATGCCAATGGTAGGGATCAACTTACTGCTATTGGATATGAAACTCAGATTTTCACTCCTCTTAAAGAGATTTTGAAAATTAATATTCTTCAGTATCAAGGAGGCACATCTCTTTATAACAGGGAGAAAAAGAAACAAGTTAATGTTGATCCTGTAGCACTTCGCAAAGCTGTTCTGAACTTTAAAGTAAGTGATGGTCTCACACCTACTGACAAGCTCATGGACACTGATACACTAGTTGTGGCCCTCCAGCAAGTTGGTACTTCTCCAGTGATTGGACAAGGATACAATGTTCCTCAGCTCTTTTCATATCTTATGAAAATCAAGGGAGCAGATATCTCAGCTTTTGAAAAGTCTCCACAGCAGATAGCATATGAACAAGCAGTGCAACAGTATCAGCAAATGGTAGTACAGTTGTATAAGCAGAATCCAGATCAAGATCCATCTAAGTTACCTAAGCAGCCACTTCCACAAGATTATGGATATGACCCTGCGCAGCAAGCTGGTAGTGATAGTAGCTCAGCTCCAACTCAGGTTTCTCAAGCACAGCAACCTCCAGCACAATTGCCTCAACAACAGCAATAGTTAGTACATTCAAAAAGGAAACTGTAATGACTAGTTCTATCTTTGCAAACTATGATCCTCGTGGAAATCAAGTATCTCCACAAGTTCCTGCATATCCTACTCCAATTATTCTAGCACAGTCAGCAGTAGCAGTTTCTCTTACAGGCACAACTGCTGAAACTGCACTAGCATCAATTCCAATTCCTGCTGGTTTGATTGGTAAGAATGGCACTATTAGGATTTTTGCGCTCTTTACTTACACTAACTCCGCCAACGCAAAGACAATGAATGCAAAGCTTGGCGGCCAACTTTTGTTTAGTAACTCATCTTCAACTACTGTTTCCCAGCAACCCATTATTATTACGCACAATCGCAACTCTCTCAGTTCTCAGATTACAAGTAATTCAAGTTCTGGAGCAACTACTGCCTCACCTAATGCTACAACTGTGGATACTTCTGTGGATCAAGTGCTTCAGCTTACTGGTACTCTTGCTAGTTCTGGAGAGACTATTACTTTGGAGAGCTACACGGTTGAGATACTTCCAGGCTAATCGGGCCGCCCAATGCTTTCACTTGTAACAGTATTAGTTATAACTTACTAGTTACAAGTGATTAGCGCAGGCGTAGCTATAGTCCAGCGGGCGGGCGACTTTGCGGATAACGATGCGCGAGGCTCAATGTCAAGGCCGTAGAGCGAAGCGTGCCTTGATATGGAGTTAGCGAGTTATAAGCTAGTCGACAGCGATCCGCTGGCAAGCGAAGACGGAGCGGAACTAACAATACAATATTATGTCTATTCTTACACTTAACTCATTCTCACAGTTCCAACAAACTGAGCAAGAACAACTTGTTGGAACTACTCTCAACACTGAACAGAAACAGTTTATTCAAACTCAACTTGCTAAGATTGCTGAACAGCGATTAGCACTTACTCCTGATCCACTAAATTATTCAGTATTTATTCAGCAAGAAGCTCATTTGAAGGGTCAGATGGATTTTGCTAAGTATTTGCTTGATTGCTCTGAATCTTCTGAAGCAGCAGTAAAAGAATTAATTGCAGCACAAAACCAGTAATACAAATCATTTACTTTAAACTCAATTAGGAGAATCACTATGTCTATCTTTGCTAAGATCTTTGGAAATGTTCCTGCTACTCCTGCCGCTGCTCCAGTTCAAATGCAACAGATGCAACAGCAGCTTCCTACTCCTGGGAATATTCCAAATAATACTGTACAGCCTACTGCAACTAATCCTACTGTTCCTGCTGATGGTTCTGGCCAGACTCAGAATACTCCTCAGGGATTGGATAAGTTCACAGATGTGTGGAATATTAAACCTGAAGATTTGCCGAAACCTCCTGAATCTCCTTTTGCTGGTGTAACTCCTGAAGCTGTTCAACAAATTGCGGGTAAGACTGACTTCTCTAAAGTCATTACTGAAGATATGATGGCTAAAATCTCAGCTGGTGGACAGGAAGGTGTCGCTGCTACTATTACAGCACTAAATGCTGTAGCACAGCAAACTTATGCTCAATCTGCTACTGCAAGTATGAAGCTTATTGAAACTGCGCTTGAGAAGCAACGTGTTCAGTTTGAATCGCAACTTCCTAATATTATCAAACAGCAGAATGTAACTAATAGTCTGCGCAATCAAAACCCTATCTTCAGCCACCCAGCTGCTGCTCCAATGCTGGATATGTTTGCAAAACAATTGCAACTTAAAAATCCTACTGCTGATGAAGCAACCATTAAAGCACAAGCACAAGAATTTCTTCTTAGCTTTGCAGATGCAGCTAATCCTCAAAAAGCAAATACTCAAACTGGTGTTGACCCAAAAACTGGAAATAAGACTGACTGGTCTGATTTCTTTGGTGATTCTTAATTCTTAATTTATAGGACTTATCATGTCTCTTGTTATTCCTAATGTAGATGAAAATGGATTTAAACGTCGTGTCAATGTAGGTGACATTGTTGGCGGTGGTGAAGTTATTGGTACTCTTACTACTGCTGGTGATGGCACTCTTACTGCTGCACTTCTTACTGGTTACAACATCTTGTCTCGCTCTGGTCCTACTGGAGCTTACAATGATACCACTGATACTGCAACTAACATTATTGCAGCTCTAGCAGTTAATGCTCAGCAGCCTTCTCCGGGTACTACGTATCGTTGGAGGCACATTAATACTGTAGCCTTTATTGCTACTATGGTTGCTGGTACTGGTGTTACTCTTGCTGGTGTTACTGCAGTTGCAGCTTCTAGCTATCGTGATTACCTGATTACTCTTACTAATACTACTCCTGCACAAGTATTTGCTGCAACTGTAGATGGTAGCACTAAAGTAATTACAGGTATGACTGCTGCACAAACTGCACTTCTGAGTGTTGGTATGGCAGTTAGTGGTACTGGTATTGCTGCTAGTAGTGTTATTCAAAGTATCCAACCTGGTGTTGGTGTTACTCTTAACAATAACACTACTGCTGCTGGTACTCTTGTATCCCTTACCTTCTCGCCTACTGTTACCATTACTGGTATTGGCGGCGGTCTGAAGTAATTTTTATACTGAATAAATAGGAACTATTATGACTACTGGTCTGTTTACTACTACTAATCTGACTCAAGACCTTGCTAAGAAAAGTTTTGCAGGTCTTATTACTCGACTCATGCCACAAGGTACTGCACCTTTGTTTGGTATGACTTCTATGCTGCAATCTGAAACTGCTGTTCAAGTTGAACATGGTTTCTTCACCAAGACTATGCTGTTCCCTCAAATGACTTTGAGCAGCGGTGGTCAAACTGCAACTGATACTATCTTTACTGTTGGTTCTACTGCTAATGTACTTCCTGGTATGATTATGCGTGTGGATAGTACGTTTGAGAATATTATTATTAATAGTGTTCTCAGCCCTACGCAAGTTAACGTAACTCGTGCTGTTGGTTCTACTGCTGCTCAAGCAATTTCTGGATCTGTTAATCTGTATCAAGTTGGTAATGCTTACGAAGAATCTTCGCTGCGTCCTAACGCACTGAATATTAATCCTGTTCGTATTACTAACTTGACTCAAATTTTCCGTAATACTTGGGGTATCTCGGAAACCATCCGTGCTACTCTGATGATTGCAGGTGAAAGTAACCAAGCAGAAAGCCGTCAAGATTGTGCAGCTTTCCATGCAACTGCTATTGAACAAGCTCTGTTCTTTGGTCAGAAATCGCAAGGTACTCGCAATGGTCAACCATTCCGTACTATGGATGGTCTGATTAATATTGTTGGTAATCTGAGCTACTATCCTTCTATCTACAGTGCAGCTAATATTAGTACTGCTGGTAGTACTACTAACTACACTCAGCTTGAAGGTTTCTTGGATCCAGTATTTAACCAGAGTACTGATCCTAAAGTTGCTAATGAGCGTGTGCTGTTTGTTGGTGGTACTGCTAAGAAGGTACTGAATAACATTGGTCGTCTGAATGGTACGTACTTCATCTCTGATGGTCAGACTTCGTATGGTCTGCAGTTTAGTACCTTCAAGACTACTCGTGGTACTTTCCGTATGATTGAACATCCGCTGTTCAATACCAATGCTTCGTGGGCTAAGATGGCAGTTGCAGTTGATCTTAGTACTTTCCGTGTTGCTTACCTTGGTGATCGTAAGACTCAGCATAGGAGTTTTAATGATTCTTCTACTGAAGCAACTGATAACGGTATTGATGCACAAGGTGGTACTTTGACTACTGAAATGACTTGCGTAGTCAAGAACCCGCCAGCTAATGCAGTTATCTACAACCTGACTGCTGCAGCTGCTGGTTAATAATTCTCTTGATTGAGACGTTTGGTAGTATCGTATAACTACCACAAATACTAAGGATTCTTATGGCTTCTGTTAAAGTTCCTTCCAAAGTATCTAGTATTACTGTAGCAGGTTCTACTCTTACACCTGTAGCAAACAGAGTTACTCCTGCTAGTGATACTAATGCTACTACCCTTCTGCATCCTACAACTCGTCCTAAGTTCAAATCTTCAGCAGCTAATGGAGACATTACAATTAACTTTCCAAGTATTGTAACTTCCATTACAATTGATGGTGTTGTATACACTCCTAATGGTTCTGGAGATATTACTGTACCTGCTGCTGTTGGTACTGCATACCTGCAAGAACTTAAACATACATTCTTTAATTGAGGTTATTATGACTGTTAGCGCAATCTTTAAATCCACTATTCCTTCCTGCACTTATGTCTTTAAGAATGGACAAACTGCAGTCTTCATTAGTGGTAAATGTCTTATCAGTGATCAGTCTCTTATTGATGAACTGGCTGCTGAAGTAGGTGAAATTGGTATTACTAAAAGCAAACATCCTCATATTTATGTGGATGAAAACGAACAAGAAGTTGATTCGGAGGCACTCAGCCCGCTGGAAATTATTAAGCTTAAAGCGAAAGAAGAAGCACGACAGGAACTCTTGGCAGAACAAGCAGCTGCACAAGCACGAGCACTGAATGCTACTGCTAATACGAGTGAAAGCTCAATTGATCCTAAGAGTTTTGTAGCTTCCTTGGCTAATACAACTAACATTGCACAAGCAGGTGAAGCAGATAGTAATTCTGTGGATACGTCCAGTGCTGCAGCTGGAACTACTATGGGCGCAAAACTGGCAGATCTTAGTGCAAGTTTGAAAGCTAAATAATAGGAATTACTATGGATGATACCCTCACCAGTTTAGTTAATGATGTATATTCTCTCACTAATCGCCCTGATCTGGTGGGGGAGACTTTGTTAGCAGTACGTAATGCAACCCTAAAAGCACATAATACAGATTATTATTATAAAGATTTATTTGAGTCTGGTATTAGTTTTGACTTTCCAAGTAGTCAGCAAAGTTTAGAATACAAGAAATTAATTCCTCGCTGGCGTGCACTTAAATATATTCGCAAGTGTAGTATAGATAGTAATGGTAACTCAACACCTACAGGTTTTTTAGAAATTATTTCTCCTGACAATGTACTAGATTCTTACTCAATAAACAAAGAGAATGTAGTATATGTAGCAGGAGTAGAACTTCAAATTCGTTCTAGAGAAGCATTTCAATATTGTCTTCTTGGTTGTTATATCCATCCAGATGTAACAGTAGATGGATATACTAGTTGGATTGCAGAGGAACAACCAGCTGCAATTGTATATGCAGCAGCTGCAACAATATTTAAAACTATTGGATATGATGAGCAGAATGCTGCATACCAAACTCTTGTAGCTGATGAATATGCACAACTAAAGCTTACAAATATTGTAGCTAATGGGTATTAAAATTAAAAGGATATATTATGAGTGCTTCCGTTTGGAATCCTAATCCTCAAATAGTTTCACAAGCTAATGCTTCTGGGTTGTTGAAGCAAGAGAAACAAATTCTTACAGCAGGACAGAGGCTTATTACAATTGCAACTTTTGCATATGCAGTAGGAACAGGTTCATTGCTTGTATTTAAAGAAGGAAGTACTATTCCTCTCAATCGTAATGAAGATTATTTTGAACTTACTGCAACTACTTTCCTGCTGGCAGAAGCTGCTGCAGATGGAGATAAAATTCAAATCATTGGTTTTGTTGGAATTGTAGGAAGTGTTACTACAGATACTCAACTAAGATCTGATTTGTTTGCAAGCACTGGTGGAAATATTGTAAATTTCCTTCAGAGTGGATCTTCTTATGTTAGGTCTCTTGGAGATAAAGCACTTGATGTTCTAAATGTTAAAGACTATGGAGCTAAAGGAAATGGAGTAATCGATGATACTCTTGCAATTCTAGCTGCTATTGCTGCTGCAGGTACTGATAAACTTCTAGCTTTTCCTTCTGGTACTTATAAACTTACATCTGCTCTTACTAATAGTGGTTACTGGATTGCAGATGGTAAAGTAACTCTTTCCTTCAATAGTATTTCTACCTCTGTAGATTGCCTTACTATTACAGGTGGAAATGATTATCATAAAACTATTACTCGTGGTTTTATTGTTGATGCCAATGCATCAGGCCGAGAAGCTGTAGTACTTAAGAATGGTGATCATCCAGAAGTACAAGTTAGAACTAAGAATGCACAAAGAGATGGATTTGCCGTAGTTTGTGATGCATTTGATTGGGTTGAGAATGCTGAACTTAAAATTCTCACTGAAGCTAATGGTCGCCATGGAATGCGAATAGAACTTGATGGCGCTAATGGAGCATTCTTCAATGAGTCTTCTCTTGAACTAGAAGTAAGGGGAGTATCCCTTAGGTACAATGGAGGTGCAGCCATTGCTGGATATATTCCTGCAACTGATGCTGCTTCCAAAGTATCTTCTCTGCATATCCAAGCAATTAATGTAGATGCACAAAGAGCTGCTGCTGTTGCTGCTGGATTTGATATTGGACAAAATCCTATTCATCTTATCTATGCTGCTGGAGGCAGTAATAAATTTGAAGCTTGGAAGATAGACGGCGGTGGATTTGAAACTACCACAGGATCCAATGACTTTAGGTCTCCATACCTTATCCTAGCAGATTCTGGGGTATTTGCAAGTTACTGGGATATTAGAGGTATTGTTCCTTCTAATTGGTCAACTGGTGATGGTGTCTCTGGACTTGTAGAATATACTTTCCATTCTTGCAAAGGTGCAGGTAGCTTCTTTACTTCCAGTCTTAATGGTGGTACTTCTGTATATGCTGGGTATGCTGCTTCTAGTACCTTTGATATTACAATTCCTATTCCAGATCTTCCAGATAATACTAACTACAATACAACAACTACTTCTGTTATCTATGATCTAACCCTGAGTCATCAAAAGTTCTCAGGTAGTGGACAAGAACTTTATGTAAGGCGTATTGAAATAGGCTTTAATAAAACAGGTAGTGCTGCTCGTTGGATTTCTGGAATTCAGATTGCGTCTAATATTACAACTAATATTGCATCTGTGAATAGTGTAACTATTAGTGGCTCTAATCTTCTTGTCAATGTAACTACTACTGCTGCATTTGGATCTGGTGGTGGTGATAATCATATCATGGCAAGCCTTATCAGACTTGGTGTTGGTAGGGTTTAATATAATAAAGGGAATATAATGGCACAAGTAACGTATCGTGGGAATCTTTCTGCTAAAGTATTCCCTTTTATTTCTGAGTACTTTGGAGCTACTGTAATTATTCCTGGGCCTGACCAGAACTTTCAGAGGCAGCTTACTAGCTCTGAAGACCTGGATAAAGACAGGGGTATTCCACAAGTTCTTTACTGCCACAATGTAATGCCATCTGCAGAAGGTTTTCAAAGTGTAGGATATACTCCTATTATTACAGATGGAAATTCAAACTTTGAAAATATTTTTATTCTTCAGGATGTAAATGGAAATGAAGTATTCTTCTCTCATACCCAAGATGGAAACAACTATGTACTAGCTTATGGACAAAGCAGGTGGACAGTTCTAAATTCTATTACAACAATTCCAAATGGATTAGTTACAACTGCAACTCTTAATGGTCAGTCATACATATACTTTGAATCTGTAGGTTGCTTTATTTACTACAATGGTACACTACAAGAAGTAGAACTAGCTGGATTAGATAAGACTAAGGTAAAAGGTATTACATCTAGTTCAGGTTATATGATTGCTTGGACAGAAACTTCAATTGCTTGGAGTTCTACTGTAGATCATCCTATTCCAACAGACCCTATTGATTTTGTTCCTTCTCTGGAAACTGGAGCTGGTGGGGGTAGTGTAGAACAAGCTAAAGGTAAAATAACTATCTGTGTTGCTCATTATCTTGGATTCATTATATATACTACAGATAATGCAGTAGCTTCTGTGTATAGTGGAAATTCTAGATTTCCTTTTAATCTTAGAGAGATTGTTAATTCTGGAGGAGTTGCTGATAGTGCACTCATTGCACTTGATTCCAACTCAGGTAATCACTATGCATACACTACTTCTGGCTTACAGTTAGTATCTATCTCTCAAACCCAAACTGTTTTTCCAGAGATTACAGATTTTATCTCTGGAAGTTATTTTGAAGACTTTGATGAAAGTACTTTACAGTTTGTAAGACAACCACTTTCAGGCAACATGGCAAAGTCTTTGTCTGTAGTTAGTGATAGATACTTAATCATTTCCTACGGAATCAATAGCCTTACTCATGCAATTGTATATGATATAGTTCAAAAGCGATTTGGTAAACTTAAACTTCCACATGCTCTTTCATTTGAATGGAAAGAACTTGGAACCGGATCTACAATTCCAAGAAAAAATATTGGTTTACTTCAGAGTAATGGGTCAATTAAAACTGTAGACTTTAGCTATGTCTCTAATACTTCTTATGGGGTTATGTTACTAGGAAAGTATCAGCTGTCCAGAACAAGAACTCTTACTCTTGATGAAGTAGAGCTTGAGAATATTAGAGCAGGTTCTGATTTTAAATTATACAATATGGTATCCTATGACGGAAAGACATTGCAACCAGCTGTATTAGGATATCTTGCGTCTGAGTTTTCTGCAGGTAGAAGATATAATTTCAAACAAACTGGAATTAATCATACACTTTTAGCTCTAGGTAATTTCTATTGTTCCTCTATTGTGCTCAAGTTTCATATTAATGGACGTAGATAATTATGGCAAATACTAGTTCAAGTACTATTAACCTTGGGCTTGCAGCAATCCCAGAGATACAAGAACCTAAAAGTTTTTATGAGTTTGTTAAAGTATATAATGCAATTAAAATACTTGCTCAGTTCATAGATACTTATACTTCTGATGGAACTTTAAAAGATACTCTTTCAGAACTTTCTGATCAGATTGAAGGTGTTGTTGATAATACAGCAGAACTTACTGAACTAAAAAAGAAATACTTTAGTTACACATTACCTAAACTTACAGTTGTTGGAGAGTTTGCATGTAATGGTAAACCTGCATCTACTGCTGTTACTATTACTAGTTCTTCTGGAACTGCTCCAGCTGGAGGTACTGGAACTGCAGCAGGCGGATGGGATACAGCTGGTCATAGGGATGCAGCTATTACAGCAATAAATAATAATGCTGCTGCTATTACTGAAATTCAAAATATACTTAAAACTTTTGGACTTGCTACCTAATCATGACAATTACTATTTTTAATCCTACCTTGGGTACAGGTTCAGTTGATATTTTAGGTGCCGCTGTGCCTGCTGGTAAAGTTAGAAAGTTTACCAAGTGTACTGCTTATAATGGAACAGGTGCAACTGTACCTATTAAAATCTATCTAGTACCACAAGGTGAATCTCCTAGTTCAACTAACTGTTATGTGGATTATGATCTGAAGGATAGAGAGACATATACTTGTCCAGAGGTAGTAGGTGGAGCTCTAGGTGTGGATGGTACTATTCAGATTAATGGGCCAGGAGTAGGATTTAGTGCTGTTGCATCAGATACAGTTGCAGCTTAGTATATAGGAATTATATGGAAACTTATAAATTGTCTGACCACTTCACTTTGCCTGAAGCTGTATACTCTACTACTGCAAAGCTTCAACATTTGAATAATGTACCTTCTGCAAGTACAGTTCAAACTATGAAGCAGACTGCATTCTGTATGGAGCGAGTGCGAGCAGCTCTAGGTAACTTGCCACTTCATATAAACAGCTGGTATCGCTCACCTGAAGTTAATGCAGCTGTTGGATCTAAATCTACTAGTCAACATATTCTTGGAGAGGCAGTAGATTTTATATGTCCTGAATTTGGCAGCTGTGTTGATATCTGTAAAAAGCTTATTGAACTTAAAGATTTAATTCGTTATGATCAACTTATTCTAGAACATACTTGGGTACATATCTCTTTTGCGATCTTATCTACAAAGCCTCGTGGTCAAGTGTTATCATTACTTGCAACTGGTGCATATTCCATAGGACTTACAGATAAACAGGGACACCCACTATGAAAGAGTTAGAGATCAAAGTAGATAAATTGGAACAAGAAATTTCCGAGCTTAGAGTTGATATTAAAGACCTAGTAGAAGCTTGGAATACTGCACGAGGAGTAACATCTTTTGTGAAGTGGATAGGGTCACTAGCTGCTGGAGTAACTGTGATGTATAGTTTTCTCACTCATTGGAAATCTTAATAAGGAGTTTTAATCATGAATCGTCTCGTTCAACCTTCGACTTGGGCTGGTCTGGCTGCAATCTTCCAAGTAGTAAAAACCTTCTTTCCTCAGTATGCTGCATATGTAGATGTTCTAACTACTGCTGCAGGTAGTCTTGCAGTTGCTCTGAACGAAAAAGGTAAATCCCAATAAGCTTTAATATACGGAGATCATAATGGCAGCTGGTGACATCCAATCCAGAAATGGTCTTCAGGATATTTCAAATATTCTGAACATCTTCAAAGGCTCTGGAACTACTACTCAAACTGATACAAGTTCTGAAGTTGTTTCTAATGATAAGGCTAAGGCAATTATTCAGAATATTCTAGAAGGAACAAGTGGACTTGCAGCAGTTAGTTCAGGTCAGAAACAAGCAGGTTTGTATGGATCTACTGTTAATACTCAACTTACTAATGATCTTCTTGCTCGTGCAGCTGCGCAAACTTCTGCTCTCTCTTCTCAGAAAACTAATACTTCTACCCGCCAAACTGGACCACAACTTGATCCTATTAAAACACTTTTAGGTTTGGCTGCTGGACAAGTTGTAACTCCTATTGTAAAAGCAGGAAGTAAAAAACTTGGTTTAGATAAATTTGGAAATACTATTGCTGATTCTATTTTTGGAGATAGTCCTGTAAGTGCATTTGCTGGGGATACTACTCCTGCTAGTATTAGTAACTTTGCTCCTTCTGTAAATATTCCTGTAGACTTTGGATCTATCTCTGATCTTAAAGATCTTTCTTCTTCTCTAAGTTCTGGAGATGTAGGAGATACAGGTGCTGCAGGAGGTATGGATGTAGGTACTGCTGCAGCATTAGGAGTTGGAGCAGGAACAGGAGCAGCTTTAGCAGGAAGTAGTGCAGCTGGTGGTGCTGCTTTAACAGATGCTAGTTATGCTGTAATGGGAGGTGAAGCTTTTGGAGCTAGTGCCTTTGGAGGTGCAGCTGCTGGAGCTACTGCTGCTGAAGGTGCTGGGGCTGTAGCCGCTGGAGCTACTGCAGCAGAAACAGGTGCAGCAATTGCAGAAGGTGCTACTGCCGCAGAAGGAGCAGGAGTTCTTTCTGAACTAGGAACTGCTGCTGTAGCTCTTTGGATTATTTGTACTGAGCTCAACAAACAAGGTAGACTTCCATACAGATACTATATCTATGGTGCACGTGAGTTTGCCAAGTATGATGAGCGAGGTAAGCAAGGTTATTATATTTGGGCTATTCCTTCTGTACGTCATTTGCGCAAGCATCCTAACTCCTACTATTCCAAACTGCTTGAAGTAGTATTTAATGCACGCGCAGAATATCTTGCAGCTAAAGCTGGATGTAAAGGAGCTAAGAAAACTACTCTTGGTTTTCTAACTACTCACGGTCTATATGGATTTTGCTGGATTCTTTCTCGTACTATTGCAAGGAAATCCTACAGCAAAGAACAAATTCTGAATGTTGGAGCCTAATATGGCAGACACTCTTGAACAACTTCTAGGTCAAGTTAGTTCTTTCAATGCTGGATCTGCACAAGCTACACAACAAGTTATTTCTGCTCTAGGTGCAATGACTGATCTGAGCAATGCTAATACTGATATTTATAAACAAGCTGCAGCTGATAATGCAACTGTTGTAGCAGCTAAGCAAGCAGCAGATTATCAGACTCAACTTGCACGAGTTAAAGCTGCTAATATTGCAGGAGCAAATCTAAATGATCAGTCTGAAGTACTTAGTAATCTGTCTTCAGCGGCAGCAGATGCTCAGAAACGAAAAGATGAAGCATTGGCAGCTATTCAAGAAAAGGATTCAGTTAGTTTTATTGACAATCCTCTTCAGTATATTATCAATCAGTTTACTATTAATTCTGATATTGCTAAGCACAACATTGCAAACGCACAGTTGGAGTCCGCTCATAATAGGATTATGGAAGTAAATGCAGAAGCACAGCAATCTGCACAAACTCAGAACATGATCTCTGAGCCTCTTACTGCTGCAAGTATGGAAGCAGCTACTAGATTGGCTGCTGCCCAAGCTAATGTACAAGCTAATGATGCTAAGATTCAGGGACTCAATTATGGAACTAAAGGAATTGAGTTTGCTCTGAATGCTAAGAAGGATGTACTTGCTCTTGGATTTCAAGCGAATGCTGCTCAGAATGCTGAAAGAAGTTATCAGATCTCTTTGCAACAACTTGAGCTTTCTAAGAAAGAGTTTGCATTTAGACAGCAAGAATATCAGGAAAGAGAAGCAGATAAGAAACTTCAACAGCAGTATGGGCAGAGTGTGATTGATAAGATTAATCTTGGACGCAAAGCTTTGCTTGGTCCTAATGCTGCTCCTATTGATGATCTTAATGGTAAGCTTGTACTATCTGCTCTTAAGGGAAAAGGTACTCTGTCTCAGGAAATGCAACAATATCTTGATGCAGGTGAACGTACTGCTATTACAGGTAAAACTAGTTTTGGTGCCACTCCTGCACAAGCTGCAGCAACTCTACAAACTGTACCTGTGCAACTTAATTCTACTCAAGGTCCAGTCAAGAATATTCTTTCTCAAGCAGCAGCAGATACTAACAATGCACTTAAGACTGCAGAAGTTCCTGGACAAAATCAAAATCCAGTATTTGCTGGAATTGATAAGAAGGATAAGAACTCAATCAATACTGCATATAGTAATCGTGCACAACAGATTCTTGATTCTTATTCTAAAGAAGTTAAACCCGGTGATGTAGATAATCCATACCAGATTGCATCTGTTAATCAGCTTGCAGCCAATAGTCCTACTATTCAAAATCTTCCTGTGTATCAGAAGGTATTGAAACCTATTGTGGATTCTGGGGTACAACTCTCTGATCCTAAACAGATTGTTAGTCTTGTAGGTAAGGCAGTAGCTTCTGGACAACTCACACATAAAGAAGCTCTTGACCTTACTACCATTTACCATGTAGGAGTTACTGCAAATATAGCAATGCGTAACTTTGGTGGGTTTGGACTTGTACCTAAGAACTCATACAATGCAAGTGTAGAGACTAATCCGGGCGCATTTCAAAGTAATGAGATTATTGATCTAACTAAACCAGATGATGTGTCCAGAGCTATTGTTAAACTTCAAGCTGCTAGATTAAGTTCTAGTCTGATTGGACAAGCTACTAATGCAACAGGTAGCAGAGTAACAGATTCTCAATAAATTAAAAGGAGTTCCAAGTGGCTGATAACCTCTTAGATCAAACTACTAATTCTGAGGGTAATATACCTTCATATGTTCTTGCAGCAGACTCTCATAATATTGGTAACTCTCTTGGTGGTTCTTGGTTTGATCCAAACACTTGGACTACTAAATTTTCAAACGCAGGAAAATTCATTGCTACTTCTGTACTCTCTGGTGCAGATTCCTTTTATAACACAGCTGCTACTGTAGGTTCTTGGGCAGGTGTAAGTGATGGTCCTCATGATACTGGTGAATGGATTTCTAGTCTTGATGATGATCTTGGTCAGTATTATTCTCAAAATCGTCAAGCAGTTGATCTTGCAGGATTCATTGCTACTAGTTTTATTCCTGGACTTGGTGGAGTTAAGATTCTTAATGCAGGACAGAGAGCACTTAAAGCTGCTAGTGCTATTGGACTTGTAGGTTCTAATCTCGCAAAAGCTACTGGACTTCTTGTTCCTGAAACTCAGATGTATGTGAAACTTGCAGCAAGGGATATTGCACAATCCTCTGGTGCAGTTAATCTGTTGAATACAAATACTATTAAAGCTCTTGCTTCTGGAACATATCAGAATGTTCTAGAAGCTGCTGCTTTTGAAACTGCAGTACAAGCTACTATGGCAGCATCTCCTATTCTTAAAGATCAGGATGGATATGATATTGCTAAGAATATTGCATTTGGTGGACTTGTAGGTGGTGCAATTGGTGGAGCAATTGAAGGTGCAAGAAGTATCTTTGGAATTAAAAGACTTGTGCAAGGAGAGACTGTAGCATCTAAGCCTTTTAGTTCTAGATTCATTAGTGCAGAAGCAGCACCTGCAGATCAGAAAATTATTCTTACTGCTGAAGCTAGGGATGCACGCGCAGTTCCTATTCAGTTGCAAGGAGATGAGTACGCTCTTGGTGATAGCAATGCTGTTGCCAATAAAAAGCTGTATGACTCTGCTGTTGAAAAAGATAATAATGAAATCAGGAGTAACATCAATAGTCTTGTAAAAGGTGGAGATGGTATTGTAGGTAATATGGTTGCAGATGCACTTCATAATACTCCTGCTCCTCAGATGTTAGAGAGTATGTTGCATGCAAATGAAATTGCAACTCTTGGTACTAAGACTGCAAATGAAGGAATTATTTCCAAAGCTATTAAGTCTCTTGATCTTAATGCAATGGAAGGACTTAAGACTCGCTATGTAAAATTACTTGGTGAGGATGCTGGAATAGTTACTGATTCTTCTCCACTGATTTCAAGTATTGCAGATAATGTTAAGACAACTGCATCCATGGATACTAAAGCTGCTGTACTCAAGTCAGTTAAGGAGTATGGATTCAGTTCTAAGCAAGTATGGAATGCAGCAGAACTTTCTGGGAATGCAGCACACACTGAAGCAGAAGCTCGTTATATTTGGGCAAGAAATATACTTCAGGAGATTAAGCCTGATACTGTAATTCATGAGAATGATATTCCTTTACTTGAAAAAGTACGCTCTGATTATCTCTCAGGGAAGGATGTGAATTATAAGCTTCAGTATGCTGATGGAAGTATTGGAGATGGAGTTCGTGGTCCTGCACTTGAAAAGCTTCTTGCTACTAATAAAGAAAATGTAGCTAATGATCTTTTGCAGAAGATGGTATTCAAAGGAAATATGCCAGTTGAGTCTGGGACTGAAGCTATTTCTAAGATTGTGAATGTGAAGAAGTCATATCTGGAAGGTACTAGAAGTTCTAATGTGCTTGAAGATTTGTATGCTAAGCAAGCTGCTGATCAAGCACATCAAGCTGCTCTTGTTTCTAAGGGATTGCGAGGACAAGCAGATGCTACAGTAGATACTGACTTTCTTCCTAAGTATGCAAAGATTGCGTATAAAACTCCAGCAGCTCTTACTGATGCAAATGGAAATGTAGTAGATGGAATGGTATGGTTGAAGCAACAGCAAAGATTGTATCAAGAGTCTGCAGATAGAGTATTTGCAAAGAATGCAGGAGTTGATATTAATAATTCTACTCCTGAACTTGGTGACAATGTTCTATTGAATGCAAACCTCAGTGATGGGGGAGCAGGACTTACTTCTTTTGCTAATGGTACTTATGGATCTCTTGGCTCTTATGTTCAGCAAATTGGGGCTAATGTAACTAGACCTTTGAAAGAAATGTATCGCAAGGCTACTGCTGCTGCATTTGAAGGTCCACTTGTGTCTTTAGGTTCTAAGCGAGAAGCTGCAATTGAGTTTGATGTGATTAATAATAAGATTGCATCTACTATGGAACAGTATGTCCTTGATCTTGAAGGACATACAGGAGAAGAATTTGCACTTATATCTAAAAAGATTAGGGATTATAATCGTGCAATTGAAGCTGGGGAGCAAAATGTAGTTACTCCTATTCTTCAGAAAGGAGCACCAGAGTATATTCCTGTAGAGAATGAAGAAACTTATAATGCAATTGCTGCACACATCCAAAGAGAAGGTTCAAGAGTACAAGTAAGAAAAGAAATCAATGCAGCGCTGGGTAAGGAAGATAATAAGGAAACTGAAATCTTCAGACCTGTTAGGCCTAATCCTAATGACTATCCTTTCTTTGCGTTTGTGAAAGATAATAAGGTAACAGGTGCAGGACATACTACTATGATTCATGCGCAAACTGAAGCTGAATTGCGTAGGCTTGTAGATGCAGTTCCTACTGATCAAGGGTATAAAGTTATTTACAAGGATCAGGCAGAAGAATTCTACAAAGCTAGAGGTGAGTATGAGTATGCTAGAACTCTGAATGAAAACTACATTGACTCTGATCTTAAGAGTAGAGGTATTAATTCTCAATTCTTTACTAAGACTGATCCACAGAAAATTGTAAATGATATTCTTAATTATCATCTTAGGCAGGATGATGTTACAGCTGCTGAACTTGTAAGGATGAAATATCAACCTGCATTTGATTGGCTCGAAGATCAAGGCAAGCAGTTTACTTCTGTAGGTTCTTCCAGGTATGGGTCTGCTCTCAGTAGTGTAGAAAAGTTTGGTAAGAATCCATATACTGATTATATTAAAACTGCACTCGATGTCTCTAAAGCTTCTGAGTATTCTCTTTTGTATTCAGCAAATAGAGCAATTGATAAAGCAGTTAGCAGTGTGTATGACAATGTAAGTCAGATTTGGAACTCTGCTAAATCTCCTGCACAATTGGATCAGATTAATAATATTCTTCAAAGCTATGGAATTGATAGTGCATATAATACTGCTGCTGTTGATGCACTTGTAAATCATACTGCTCCTAAAGCTGTACTTTCCAAATTCATTAGAACCAGTAATGGTATTCTTTCTAAGTTTGTTCTAGCTCTTGATCCTCTGAATGGATTGAATAATGCAATAGGTGCTAACATTCTTAGGAGCACGGAGCTTAAGCAGCTTACTGATGCTATTAGTTCTGGAAATAGTGAACTTGCTGGACAGCTTGCTGGACTTGCTAAGATTACACTTCCTGGACTTGAGAATCAAGGGCAACAAGTAATTGCACCTACTAAACTCTTGCAGAAAGCTGTAACTAATTTCTTCAAGGATGATGGAACTCTCTTAAAGCAATATCAACAAGAAGGACTTATTAAGGATTCACTTAATCAATTCAAAGATATGCTTGATGATTTTACTCTTAGAGGAACTGAGTCTGCTTCTGAACTTGATACTCGTCTTTCTAATGGGTGGAATAAAGCTAAGAGTTTTGTAGATACTGCAGTTCAGAAGGGTGAAGTATATTCTGGGAATAAGTTCTTTGAACAAATGAATAGATTCTTGAGTGCGGATGTCATGCGCCAGATTACAGATCTAGGAGAACAACATGGTCTAATGACCACAGCTGAAGCTAAGGCTTATAGAAATACATTTGTTAATAGGGTTGAAGGTAATACTGTTGCCTCTCAACGACCTGTAATGTTTCAAGGACCCATTGGTCAAGCACTTGGATTATTCCAAAGTTATCAGTTCAACCTAATGCAACAATTATTCCGCTATGTCGGGGAAGGTACTGCTAAAGATGCTGCTATGCTTATGGGACTGCAGGGTACGTTATATGGTATCAATGGCCTGCCAGCCTTCAATGCTATTAACACTCATATCATTGGTAACTTAAGTGGGAATACTAATCACACTGATCTGTACGATGCCACCTATGGTATTCTTGGAAAAACCGCAGGTGATTGGCTTATGTATGGAATACCTTCTAACATCACTCAAACTAACTTGTACTCAAGAGGAGATATTAATCCTAGAAGTCTTACTATCATTCCTAATCAAGTACAGGATATTCCTATTGTATCTGCTTATAGTAAGTTGTTCTCTGCTCTGTATGGTACTATGAGTAAGATCAAAGATGGTGGGAATGTGTGGGAAAGTATCTTGCAGGGAATTGAGCATAATGGAATTTCTCGTCCACTTGCTGGACTTGCTCAAGACTTGCAAGCTACTACTGGAAATGGTGTTGTATTCTCTACTTCTTCAAAGGGTAGCATTATTGGTACTAATGACTTTCTTTCCTTCGCATCTCTTGCAAGACTTGCAGGTGGCAGGCCACTTGATGAAGCTATTGTGAATGATGGAATGTTTAGGATTAGTTCCTATGAAGCTGCTCAGAAGGATATGAGAGATAAGCTTGTAGCTGCTGCTAAGACTACTACTATTCAAGGTCAACACTTTGATGAAAATAGTATTCAGAAGTTTGCAGAACAGTATGCTGCAAGTGGAGGTAAGCAAGATCAATTTAATAAGTTTATGATAAATACTCTCAAGAGTGCTAATACTTCTCAGAGCCAAAGAATCATGGGACAATTGCAGAATCCATTTACTCAGAAGATGCAATTGCTTATGGGAGGAAGGAATGAAAATGCCTTTGAGGGTAATGGTGCTCAGACTATGAGTAACTCTACGCAGTAAATCAGTAGATATGAAAAAGCCCACCGCTCAATTAAGAGTAGTGGGCTTTTGTTTTACTCAGTTAATAATCAAAATCCCTCTATTATCTTCCCTTCTTTCCATAAGCTTCTTCTCTAAAATCCCACAAAGCTTTTGAATATGTTCAGGAAGATAATCCCCATCCACAATCACTTCACAGTACAATGCAACTTCTGCAATTCGTACTTCCCAATCAGTTACTCCATGTTTCTGAAGTCTCTCTACAAGGCGAGGGTGATGTGGAATTTCTTGCTGGAGTCTGATAAGTTCATCAGGCCAGATATTAAGATGTGCCCAGTGAGTCATAGTTTTTTAAATTTAATCCGTGAACAGTTAGTATCATCATTAAGCGCTAGAGTAAATCCAGCAGCATTAAGATGTCCTCCACCTCCAAAGCTCTTTGCAATACTGGCTACATCATAATCACCAATGCTGCGGAGAGAAATCTTTTCAGCTGCATCTTTTGTTTCTTCCCAAGTAAGTCCATAAGTACCAGACTCTTTTGCAAGAAGATTACCCATATCAGAAGCTAGTGCGCCAGGACAGTTACAAGAAAGTCCTCGTACTCCATCAATGAATACTTCCACCTTATTAGTTGCTAGAATATTCTGAATCAGCTGATCATAGTATCTCTTAATTGCTGCTCCACCTTCCACAAATTTGTTGTACTCAAATCCAGAGCGATCACAATTAGTAATAACAAGATCCCAAACCTTAAGATCTTTTTGCAATGTGCTCAGATTTAGATGTACTTCTTCAGTATAATCTAATTCTTTTTTCCAGAGATCTCTATCTTGGATATGTGCAATTAGGCGTGGAGTTAGTTTTCCTGGATGATAATAATCCCAAGCTAGTTGTGCTCCAGAACGAGCAGTGTCAAATACAATAGTACAGTTAGGTTCATCTGGAGATGCATACTGAGCATAAGCTTCAATAGCAGTTTTATGGTGATCCAGCATAGTAACTGTTTTAGACATGCTGCACAGAGTTAACAGTTTATCCGGAGGATAACTAAAATCTACAATGTGTACATCAACTCCAGCATTCATCAGTTCATATGGAGGCTCTTGCCCATAACTTGCTGGATACAATTCCACAAGTCCAGTTTCCTTAAGAGCTTTCCATGCAGCCCAAGCAGCACCAAAACCATCATTGCAATGAGCATGATAGATGATAAGATGTTTCATACTTTCTCTCCTTGCTGTTCTTGATTGCATCCCCAGTTAAATGCTTGAGTAGTATTCTTCCCATCCGTACTACCAAAACCATTCTCTCCTCTAGCAGTCTCAGATAGTTCTTTAACTTCTAAGAATTCTACTTTAGGAATTGGAATAATCATAGCTTGAGCAATTGCAGTGCCATTTGAAATGTCTTGAGCTACAATACTACTAGCTTGATTGCGATCTTTAGTAAGCTTGATCATAAGCTCGCCGCGATAATCACTATCAATAACTGCTACGCAATTAGCCAAACGAGTATCAGACTTAAAGCCATGGCCGCTACGAGAATATACTAGCATCACATGGCCTTCAGGAACTTCAAATGCTAGACCTGTACTAAATACTAATGACTCATTCTCATGTAATCTTACTACAGCTTGTGGATTTCTAGTCATTGCATAGATATCAAAGCATCCACTTCCATCAGTAGCATACTCAGGGAGCTTAGCATCTTCACTTAGTTTCCTAACCTGTACTTGTAGTGTCATTTTCTCATTCCTCTTTCTTCTTCAGTTAAATAATCATAGTCTACCATATCACTGGAGACTTCTACAATTTTCCTAGCCTTCGCTAGATATCCACCTTGCACACTGAATATCTTATCTGCTGCTAGAAGATTCCTCAACATTTCAACAAGATCATTAAGCTTCTCAATATCATTATGCACATGCTTCCAGATATCCTTAACTTGCATAGGAGTTTCTGCATCTGAGAGCACAGTCATAATTTTATGAGTTACATCACTATTCCTAGCTTTACCAAACTGGCCCAATGCTTTTGGCATTAGATGTTCAGTATGAGTAAGAAGTGTATTTGCTTCTACTACATGTTTTTCCTCCACAGAAGCTGAAAAGTCACAAGCACTCATTACAAGGCAGAGCTTCAGAAGATGAATGAATCTACGATTAGAGTATGAAGTAAATCTTGCATCATCAATTGGCTTGTATGTTTTATATATTTTATCTAACAGGAACTTTGCTTTTGGACTTAACTTGGACTGACCACGGGATGTGAGTTTAATTCTTTGAAGCTCGCTTGTGATATGTCCTGTTGCTGCTATTGAAGGAGTCTCTGGAAATGTAATCTTCTTACCAGTACTTTCACCATAGATAAGAAGAAGCCTCGAAAAGAATCCTTGGCCCAAAGTATCTGGAGGAAATGCATTAGCAAAGCTAACAGGGGTATTGCCCCCCAATATACTAACAGTTGGGTTATGTACATTTATACTCTTTGAATTCTTCGTTCTGAGTTTGTAATCACCTGCAAAGTCCCACATGGTGCCAAGCAAGGAAATGAACTCAAGATTACCAAGACCAATAAAGTCATTAAATTCATCACATGCGATATACATTTCTGCATCTGCTTCTCCACTTGTATCACCCCAAAGATTCTTATCTAAGAGATCATCAACACCTCCACTCTCAGGATCATCTCCAGCTAGGTCCATAATGAACTTTTCTTTAGATGATCTATCTGCAGAAATAGTAGTGTAACCTGCTTGTGTGAGAATCTTTTTAGCTAATTTAATTGCAGTACTTTTCCTAGTTCCCGGATCACCAATAAGCATGATATACATATTTGGAAATACTTCCGAGTGACCAAATGGAAAAGAGTACTGTCTCCCTAAGTAGGCACCCACCGCACTAAGAATACTCCAGCGATGGTAGAATATAGGAGCTTCAGTGTCACCTACATAGGAGAGATACTGGGATACAAAGTTCTCTCCTTTGGATTCCATAATTAACCTGCGTGGTAGGAACAATTGCAAGTTTCAGGATGTCCATCGCAGTAAGCTTTCTTTACCTCTGAAATTACTTCTTCTGAAATATTCTTAGTAATAAGTACTGCTTGTTCCTTGTCCAAGAATGGATTCACATATACTGGATATCCATGAATAGTTTGTTTCATACATGGACCAACCCACTTATCCCTACCTAAAATCCTATCTGCAAAATCTGTAATTTCTACATGCTTATTAGGAGCAAGATCAGTTCCCTTCTTCACCATGAGCTTGAAGTCTTCTGCCATACTTGCAGGTACAACAATATCAATTGAACCATCTTCTTGCACTTGTACACTAATATAATCAGTTCTCTTGTTCATTCTGTTTCACTCCACCTAAGTGCGCCCTTCCCATCTTTACCAATCTTGGCATCAGCAGGAACAGCAAAGGTTCTAACAACTCCATCGTAGCCACGAATCCTAACAGGAACCTCCATTAGTTTCGCTACCATGTGGGCGAGATACTCATGACCTTCCTTGAATTGGAATAGGATTGAGTCATGAATTTGTGCACACAACTTGAAGTACGGGGAGTACTTAGGGTTTAATGCTATCTCATAGAATACACGCAGGTATGCTCTATTGAGAACTTGTGCATTGAGGGATTGTGATACGTGTGCTACATAAGCATTCTTATCTAGCTTGTTTTTATCAGGCTGTCCAAAGCAATACCTAGTCCAACCTTCTAACTCTTTATCATCTACTAATTCCCAATCTGCATCCCAAATTGGTTCAGTTCCATACACAACAGGTTCCTGAATTTTTGCGTGGGATACAAGCATGCGAGTAGTAACTACTTCATGTACAACAGCAGGATAATAAGAGGATTGCAGAGTTGGATAAGTTTGATGGAACACCATAAGAAGATGTTCTGCAATCTCCCGTAATCCATAACTTCTAGGAAGACATAGTAACTTCTTAGCTTCCCATACTTTATCCTCACCCATTGTATCAATTAGGACTTGCCATCCCATGAGATAGTTAGCTCCATGATTAACTCGCTTGCTAAGATCTCGTAACGCTTTATCAAGAGTCTTTCCAGTTTCGTCGTCGAATATGAGGTCATAAGCAACGCCAAAAAATGCTGAAGCATTGAGAGCATGGAAGTCTTTTGGAGAGTTGACTGCTGCAATAAGATTGCTATCTCCAGATACGTAAGCTGTGTCTCTCGTCTCAGCCTGTTTAAGATCACATTCTCCAAGTCTGAAACCTTCGTCTGCAATAAGTGTGACCTTAACTTCCTTCCCTCGTGGGATGTTTTGTACTTGTAATCCGCACCAAAAATGATGCTCACGGCTTGCCATACGTCCCGTGTCTGTTCCGTGTGGATTGATAGAATATAAGATGCGTCCATTTAATTCCTTCCCCGGAGTCAGATAAGTACTAGAGAGCTTTCTCCACTTCTTAATCTTTCCATATAATCCAAAGATGCGAGCATTAAGTGGATGCCTCATTGCCATCTTCTTAACACTCTTTTCATCTGAAGAATCTATATCTGCACAACCTAATACTTTCCTGAGTCTTGCATTCTGTGGTGCACTGTTTGTATTGAATGTGAGTCCAGCAGGAATACCAAGCATACGATCAAGTTTCTTATTAGCTTCTGCAATTTGATCATTAACTACTTGTTCTGCTTTTTCCAGCATTGGCATGTCACGCTTAATGCCAGTCATCTCTGAAAGATGGCAAGGAAAGTTAAGAGGAAACTCTGCGCGATAATTTCTTTTTGCCCATTCAGGAGATTGAATAATCCAATGAATTGCAACTAGTACTGTGGTATACGTGTCAAGTGCGTTATAGCGCAACTGTTCTTTTCTATCAGGGGACTGAGCAAGATCTTTCCAGTACGTACCTTCACGTACGAAGAAAGCTCCAAGGAATCCAAGATCTTTTGGAAGCTCTGCGTACCAACAATGAAACATTGTGGCTGTGTCCCAAAGATAATTATACAGTATGGCCGAGTATCTAGATAAGTAAGAGAGATCATATTTACCATTCTGAAGTACCTTGGGAGCTTGTAATTCCCAATTGAACTTCCTCATAATAGTTACATCAAACTCTGATTCGATACTAAGCACGCCAGTATGAGCACTAAACACTCCAGTACTGCTGTCAAGAAAAAGAGCCGTATATGAAATGGAATCAATTCGAAGATTATCTTTAAGCGTTTCAATGTCAACTCCTATCATGATAGCAGTCTTGAATCGTTCAAAGATACTTGAATAATTCGAGGCTGTAATTACTTCCCAAGTGAATGAAGGATTTTTACTCCAAGTCTGAGGGGAAGCCAGTTTACTTATGAAGCGTCTTGCAATAAACTTACCGTAGGGTACTGTGAATAACTGTTTAAGAGGGGAAAGAAATACGAACTCAATACCATCATGCTGGAAATAAGAGCCTTGATAGTCATCAAGTGAGACAGACTTCTTATGATTCCCCATCTTAGCTAGGAGCTTCATAAGAACATCTTTATTTGTAGAGAACACACCTGTAATTCTGCGCTGCTTGCAGTATGCAACTACTTCTGCAAGAGTACCTACTGGACGAAAGAGTGTAAAGACTGTGGCATTAGAAACAAGAGGTTTAAGGTGAGGAGTATATTCCTTGTCTTCCTCAGTTCCCAAGAATAAGAGTATTTCACTCATTTGAATTTATCTCACTGTGCGTGTACGAGTACCTTTAGGCATATAAGTTCTAGATTCTACTACTAGGTCATACCTGCCCACTAAGAATGTAATATCATATATGTGTATTAATTCAGCTTCACTATATGGACCTTCCTCTAATGCGCCTGCTTCCAATAATTCAGCATACATTCTGTCGTGGTTCTTGAATCTTTCAACATCAAGATATTCCACAATAAAGCTCCTTTAGTAAATGAAAAACCCCTCACACAGAATGCTTAATTCCATGCAAGGGGTCTTGATATTTACCAGCTCACCTTATGAGCAAGCTAGAAACTCTTATGCATCCAGCAGCATGACATTATCAAGTGCAGTGTAATACTTGATATTGTTCTTGTCCTTTTCATTCTTACGAACCGAGGTAGCTGCAAGTACTTCATAACCATTAGCAGCTTCCATAATTGCACGATTCGTAGTAGCTTCAGGGAAGCCCGGAGCCAGAGAAGTAAGCAGTGCTTTGAATTGACCTTCTGCCAGTTCATTACGAACAGTATTACCTTTGTCATCCTTCTTCTTCAGAATATAAATAACATTGGTGCTATCACCAGCATTCGGAGGAGTATCTTCCGGATTGGTCAGTTCAGCAGTTTCAACATGAACCAATTTAACTTCAATGGCTGGCATATCATTGATCTTCTTGGTAGCATCAAAGAAGATACGAACCTTATGAGCACCAGCAGGAAAAGGTTTAAACTCAGGAACATCAGCAAGATCATCCAGAGTACCATCCAGCAGATCATCCATCGAAATGTTTTGGTTCAGTTCTTGAGCAGCCATGATAATTTCCTATCTATTTAAAAAGTAAGTATAAAGAATATAATGTACGTGACGTGACGTGACTGTTACATACAAGTGAGTTACTGCTGTTACTTCTGTTGCTTCTGCAAATTTACTACATCCTGAAGTTCTACATAACCAGCAACATCTACAAGACTATCACGATGTTGAGGATTCGTTGCAAGTCTTGCTTCCTTCAGTAGACGCATCATACCGCATACATCATCCTCTGTCAAGGGTACATCTATAGATTTAGCAGCTAGAATATGAGTGCGCCAATAAGCAGCAATGGTTCGCAGATTCTTTCCAGCATCCCCATATGTTTGCTCCCTATCTCCATGTACAATATCATGTGCTACATTGAGTGCTGATTTAATAGGAAGTTCAGTGTCAACTGCAATATCTATGCCATACTTAGCTTTAATTTCTTGTGCCTGTTTTCTAGTTGCCATGTTCTATTTCATCCTATTCTTAAGATTATCCAGCGCGATTTGTCCAGGAGTGCGCTTGTCACCTGTTACTTCATTAGCTGCCACTGGTACAACTTTTTCTGTTTCTTTAACTGAGACTTCTGCTTGTGGCATGCTAGCCATACCAAAGTTTGGAAGCTTCCAAGTAGTAAATACATCAAGAAGATTCCCACCTTCCTTATTAGCCTCAAGCTTAACGTCAGTACGACTACCTGTGAGAACAGTAGTGCTGTAATCAGTAGCACTTCCCACCACGTGTTTCTTGTTAACGAGATTACAGTAGACCACATGGTCAAAATACTTAGCAGTGTTACGACTAGAATTAGAAGAGCCTCCAACAGGAACAATCTTTGTTCTTCCGTCTTCAAATTTAACTTCCTCCTCATGGGTAATGAACACGCAATTGTATTTAGCTGCTTGAATAGCACTCAGGAATTTTTCCATAAGTAGCTTGAGTGCACCCCAATCATCTAACTGACACTTGTAAGTATCATCCTGATTCTTCGTAATATGAGCAAGTGCAGATTGAGCAAGCTGGGTTCCTGAATCATATACAACAACCCAGCTTGCATCCAGTTCATCAAGACATACTCTTTCTACTTCTGCTCCATTTTTAGTACAAATAGGACATGCTACTTTACTGTGAGCTACACAGATTTTTACTTCTTTACCCTTGACTACCTTAAGCATTGTTTCAATTGCAATAGGATAGTCTTTTGAATCCCTAATCTTAATCAGATTAATTCTCTCTTGCCACTCGCGAGGAAGTTTTAAAAGTGTGTTAGATCCATTCTCAAGATCGAACCAGAGGATATTATATTTCTCAGCAAGCTTACCTGCGAGTTCAGTCTTACCAGATTTAGGTGGACCGAATAGACATACTCTCTGTTCAAGGGAAGCTGAAATTGTAGTAAGTTTAGCCATTAGAATTTTCCTTTGTTGCTAATTCAATGCTTAGAAAATGAGGTCCAGTATCTATTACAGATTCACCATCTTCAGATATTTGCCAGCAAGATTGGCATCCGTGACATATAAATACTTTTAAATACTGTTCTCCGCGAGGCCCTATATAATTACCTTTGTCATCACGATGTTCTTTTGAGGGAAAAGAGTTAGCCATTACTTTTTACTCCTTCTTTCTTTTCTTTCTTGCTGTGTATGTTTAATTTCTTTTATTGCTTCATCTATAGCAACAACAATTTTTGAGAAAGCTTCATCACTAAGTACACTCCACATGTGAATTATATTTCCTTGCATACCTTTAAGTTGAAAAATTGCAAAGTTCTCTTTGGATGCAAGCATCTGAAGATTATTAAGAGGCTTACCTTCTTTGGCTGCTTTACCCTGTGGAGCTGGTTTCCTGTAATTGAGAGTCATTCTTCTACCTCAATAATCGTAACTCCCATAATAGCTGTTATATGTATATGAGTAGTTATATTCGCTATAGAGTCAGCAGTATTTCGGAATTGAGAGAACATATCTATTTCATCTGCAATATTCTGTAACACTTCAGAAGTTAATTCAATAGCATGAGGCTTAAATCCAAAATAGGCTTCATGGTTTTGAATGTATAAGGTTATATGTTCTAGTCTTGTAAACTTACCAATAGCAAGTGTGCTCATAACATTGTATCTCCATCTTGTGGCAGTGCTTCTACTTCTTCTCTGATTGGAATAACTTTCTTCATCTGACCTTCAATTAGATCTTCAAGACTCAACTCAACATCATATACTTTATCATCTATAACAACAGCAGGATTAAAAGGAGAAGTGATAAGATTAGTTGAAAGAGTGCACTGATTAAGATACTCACAGTCCCTGTAAAAATCCATGCAAGATTCCCCTCGCATAGGATATACTCCAGTTTTCTGGTACAACTTAATTGTTTCTACATCTAGAAGAAGTTCCTGAATCCAAGTTGCTCTTTGAAGATAAGTCTTAGTGAACTTAAGCTGCTCATACGCCATATCCTTGGTGAGATATACTAAGTACAATACCTCATAAGAGGAAATCTCAGGAGCAATAACATCTAGAACTACTGAGTATCCAACTGCTTGTGCGCTATTTTTATATGTCGTAGCATGGAGAGTATTGGAGCTGCTTGTTTTACATTCCAAGACGAGAATCTTACCAGTAATCCTATGGCGAAGTACTGCATCAACACTTCCTCTGTACTTGAACCCATCTTGCAAGTGAATGCGGAAAGAAAGTTCTTTCGCGGGTCGTCCATTATAAGTAAGAAGTTCATAGTCATCAAGGAATCCATTGGCCCTAAGTGAAATGAATCTCTGTATTGCTGCCACTGCAAGGTAGAAACTCTTATTCTGTTTCTCGTTCCTATCTTCCAAGTCTGCATGAAAACCAAGGAACATCTTCCAGATAACTTTTTCTTCTTCCATACCATCAAGCACATCTTGTATTCCTTCTCCAACAATATGACCAAATGCGAATGTAAGATTCTGATTACTCGCAGCTTGTGGATCCATTTCATCATCAACTGCTTTGAGTTTATACAGCTGATATTTCCTTGGACACTTATGGAGAGTAAGATTGGAGCTATAGGAAAGCAGTTTAAGCCTCGGATCAAACCCACCATACTCTGCTGGAAGTGCTACTCTTGTAACTGCTGTCACTTCCTCATCTAGAAAGTCACTCATTGTAATGCTCCATAAGGAATTTAAATAATCTGCCTTGAGGTACTTTTAGAAACTTAGCTAATTCCTGTAGTTCATATGAACCTGCAAACCAAGGTAATGCATCCTCTTGGGAGATAGCTAGCACAGGAATTGTACCAACATCTTCTTCAAGCAACCAAGAAGCAAATAGTTTAAAGTTCCTAAAGTGATTGACGTAAAAAAACCCTGAGTGTTTCCGATACAATTCAAGTAACGGAAGTACGCAGGGATCATCTAGGTTCATAATAGTATCTCAATCTATTATTGCAAAGTGCTTGGTCCGGGCACATAAGTGCTTGGCATAGCTGCAGCTTGTTTAATCTTTGCTTCTTGATACTTTAAAATAACTCTTGTTTGCAAGTCAGCTACTACATCTTCCATTGCGCAATCACTTGTATAATGACATGACATCACAAAGTCTTCACCATTTTCATTGTAGAATATGCATACAATGTTGATCATGGAAAGTAATTCTAATTCTGCTTCACTCACTAGCTTGTGTAGATTGGCTGTGTAAATTGTAAGCCTTCCACTATGATATGGACCACACCAGATTGGTTTAGTAATATCAGATACTTCTAGCTCACCTGAGCCATATGGAATTGTAAGTCCAGTAGTTGTATTCATCCTATTCTCCCGCTCATAGCATATCAACAGTAAGAGCAGGATTCTTTTTTGATTTCCCACTACTCTTTTTAACTACTTCACTTACCAGTTCTGTCTTAGTTTGAATCTGCAATCCACGTACAACAATTCCAATTGCATCTTCATCCAGAGTAGTAACAAGTTCTGGATCATTGCGAAGCTGAGTATGAATCTGGCGCAGAAGTACAGGCATTGTAGGATGCTGCTTATGAATTGCTTCTGCAAGTGAATTTAATTTCCCAATGAAATCAATGTGATCAATCTCTGTAGTTTTTGCAGTTCCTAGATTAGCAGGAGCAGTAACAGTTGGAATATTTTCTGCAACAGTACCCCCAGTCCCACTAGAATTAGAGACAACAGCAACATCAGTCCCAGTCCCTTCCACCACATTATTGCTAGTCGAGTTGCTAGTTTCATTAGTAGTTTTCTCCTGTGCTTTCTGTGCTTCTTGAGCAGCTCTTTGTGCAGCAATCTTAGCTTTAAGTGCTGTAAGATCAATAGCCATCTTGTACCTCTCTACTGTTTAAATACATTTAATAAGGAATGTCATCATCCATATCCACAAAGCTTTTAGCTGGTGGAGTCTTAGGTACTGGAGGATGTGCATTAACATCTGTAACTGTATGACCTTTTCTAACAAACCTGCGCAGATCTTTTTGTCCAATGATCCATTCACTCATCATCACAGTGCTATTACCTTTTACATCTTTAATAGGTGTGATTTGCAGAATCTGCGAGCGTGGAATCCAATTCTCAATTTCCTCATCATCAGGAGTAAGAGCTTCTGGATCACTAATAACTAGGAGAATTGCTTTATCCGTATTTCTTTTAATTATCCCAACTATTGGGAGATATACATTGTTGAATGTGCGAGTCATATTATGTTTCCTTATTGAATCCTAGAGATCTAAAATAGTGAGAGCAGATATATCATCATATTCCCTGAGGAATATTTTAACTCTTGCACCTTCACTTAAGTATTTAATGATGTATCTTTTCTTTGCTTCTGCTGCTTCAAGTTTAAAAACTATATCTCTATCCTTGAGGTTAATAACTCCTCTTATTACCCTTTTCTGTAATGGAATAGGAATTGCGAGGGTTATATGTCTCTTTTTCTTCAATGTTTCCCAGATTTGGGAGTATTTATTCGCCATGTTTGGGAGGTATGTTATGAGTTATTATGGTCATAGCTATTGTTATTATTTATACGGGCTATGTGCGATCTGCTGCTATCTTATATCTCCCCACTCAACCTTGTGAATGAACTAGACTTGGCTGAGGAGTTAGCTCTAATTGAATGGAGAGATATAAGACACATCAGGCCAGTGGTACTCACCCTGTTTAACGCTACACGTTTTGACCGTAACGCACCTAATGTGAATCCCTCATTCTTTAAAGTGTAAGAGGGTTAAACACTACAACTGTTCAACAGCTATACCACAGTTGCCAAGGATATTCTAAATTACAGAGCAAGCAGCAGATTGGTTTCATCCGTATTCAGCAGCTTCTCCAGCTTGTTCTGCAAGAACTCAATGCAAGGCAGCAGAGTTTCACCTTGCGTAGTATGTTGTGCGTACAGAGCCAGCTGACCTTCCAGCAGTTTGAGAACCGGCTTATTAGTAGTAGCACCAGCAAACTTAGTTTTGAAAATCTTAGCAGCAGTATCAACAGCTTCCTGCTTCTTGCCAGTAATAGCAGGCATGATTTCACTGTAGTCTTTTTCAAAATCATCCCACAGTTCTTTGCTGATACCACCGCCACGACGTTCAGCTTTCGGCAGATTAGCAATGTACTCCCACGACATCTTTTCATATGGGAAGTTAGTAGCATTGATATCTTCCTTCTCGTTTACAATTTCACGAGCTTGTTCGATAACAACACTAGCAACAGCTTCCAGCAGCAGATCAAGTTGCTTGCCACCTGCTTGCAGAATGCTAACAATACCTTCAACACTAGGAACAGGCAGAGGAATAGTAACAGTAGGACGCTTGGTTTCAACTACATTGGTCTTACCAGTTTCCGGGTCTTTAACTTCATTCTTAACTTTACGGAAGAAGAAATTAATATCCTTCACATCCACTTCATTATTGAAGTTAGCTTTGATCTGTGCAATCTGAGCTTCTTTCTGTTCAGCAGTTTGAGTAACTTCTGCACCAGCTTTATTAGCTTCAGGAGTTGCTTGGATAGCAGCCCCATTAGCTACTGCATTTTCAGGATTAGCTTGCATGAATGCCAGTGCCAGCAGAGAAGCCATACGATAGTTGCGCGACAGTTGTTTCATTTTAAAGATTCCTATTAGAAGTTGGTAGCTCTTTATATTGGCGGCTACCTTAGCCTGTAGGTGGGAGAGATTCCCTATCAACGAGTGCTCATTATGCCAAAGAAGCAGTATCGTGTCAAGGGGGTGCTTTTAGTTTAAGTTGTGAGTGCAATCTCACTTTGAGTAAGTTATACCAAATCTGTGTACATCAACTGTACCAACAAATTTTCCATAGTAACTTACTTCAAATTCATAACTCATCAATCTTTTATCTTGTATACTCAGGCCAAATGGAAATTTAATTCCTCTTAGTGAATCTGGATTTCTCATATATCTGCGCACTAAATCTTGTGCACACTCCATTACTTGTTCCTTGGTATAGAATTCTATATGAGAACCATCTTTAGGATTAATACTCATATTCATTTATTTCTCCTTGTATATTCTTTATTAACTAGATGAGTAAGAAAGAATAAATTCCTTTTTACTGCAGCCAAAGAATTTGAGTCAAAATTTCTAAGTTCTTTAGATATTTCTAACTCATCTGGTTCATTTTCTAGTCCTATATTATGAATATTTATAAGTAAGTTTTCTGCTTTTTGTTCTTTACATGTTTTATCTATAGAAGTCATACTAGTCTCCCTTCATTTTTCTGTTGTTCAACTTTACCTTTAAAGAACTCAGCTTTCTCTGCAAGAGTATTCCCTTTAATCCTTTGACTCAGAATCCCATTAGTCATACTTTCAGGCTCACAGATTACATATAGTTCTTCCCGTGCCCTAGTAACCCCAGTATAAAGAAGTTCACGAGACAACATAGTAGCGTGGCTTTGATGCAGCATAAGAAAGACTTTCCTGAATTCAGAGCCTTGAGATTTATGAACAGTGAGAGCAAAGGCATGAATAAGATTATTAAGCTCGCCAGCAGTATTAAGAGTAACTTCATACCCAGTCTCTAAAAGTTTAACAGTAACTTCATGGGATGCTTGTCTTACTCTATCTTCCCCATCTCCTCCTCTTGCAGCTACTTGTGCAAGCATGAAGTCAATATCACCTGAATCATCTTCCAGTTTATGTACAATATCTTTAGAATCTGCTGAGTTATATCCCCAGTAATCTAAGTGAGTATGTTCAGGTTGTGCTGGTGCTCCTGCATAAGATGGATTCTTTTGAATCTTAGTGATTACTGCATCTTCTTTGTCATAGAGAACTTTATCTCCAACTGAGTAATAGTTCTTAGTGAATCCTGCAATGATTTCCCATACTACTGAATTTCTCTTGCGAGCAAGATGTTGTGCAATATGCTTATTCAATTCAATAGTTCCACAAGATTTATTGAAGGGAATAAGAATCATATCATCTTCTGGATTATAATGACCCGTATCAATTGCAGTTGTGAGGAACTTAGCAATAGTACGAAGAGCAGTATCTGGGTCTAATTTCTTTTTCCAAGGATGGAGAGTTAGTTGCTTAGGAGTTTTCCATTCCTCATACTCAGAGAGTGGGATTGGGTTGCCACTAAGTATTCGATGCGCGAGCCTAATAATGGGAGATTCCAATGCTTGTCTGTATACTTCAGTGAGTTCGACAACTGGTAACTCAAGCATTTTATAACCAAGGATTGCGGAACCAAATACTGGGGGTAATTGTTGAATATCACCCAAGAATATGAATTGGCAATCAGGCGGTAACGCATCTTTTAACTCCTGAAATAGTTCAACTGAAACCATGGAAGCTTCTTCAATAATACAAACTTTAATTGTATCTGGAAGCTTTCTGTAAATAGTTCTAGTGGGCTCGAAGCGCATAGTCTTCTTCATCTCACCAGATTCATTATCTAATTCTTCATAATATACTGGCTCATACTCAAGCAATGCGTGAATAGTGAGACAGTTATTTTTCATATCCTCACTTACTGCGCGACGAATATTACTAACAGCGCGACGAGTAAAAGAGACAATAACAATCCCGGGAGTTTTTGGTACAAGGTACTTGTGTCCATCAGGTTCAAGTATACCAGCAATCCCACTACGAATAAGTCTAGCAACAGTACCTTGTTGGCATGTAGTTTTACCCGTACCAGCAGCACCAATAAGTACAGCAGACTTACCACTACCTGCAATATCAACAAATTGTTTTTGTTTTTCATTATATGTGATTGCCTTTCCGTACTTATCATATACTGTGTCATCTGCTAGATTGGAAGAAGGAGTAGGACTCTTAATTTCTACTACTTGTGAAGTAATCTGATCCGTAACTGCTTCAACACTATTTCCTTCCGCAGCTGCTAATACTTCTATATTCCTTTGTTCTGTTCTTGGATGTTCCCTGCGTTCAGGTAGTTTTCCTTTTGCATGTAGCTGTGCTACTAGTTGTGCTAGTCTTTCCTTACTTATAGTTGCCATGATACTTTTCCTTATTCTTACTACTGCTTGGTCAAAATGGAATGAGAGAGGAGTTAAGTTTTAGTAGCTAGTGGATCATGTCCTGCAATTACCCTGCTTGTAACAAGAGACATGAAATTCTCTTTTATTTGCTCTAAATCTTCTCTTGTTAGATAGATTGGTACTACATTGTGCGGACGAGGAGCTACATACAGTATTCCAGTATCTTCTAAGTACTGGGCAAATGCATCCACAGTTAGTTTAATTTCTGCAACCTGATTAATCGTTGTCATTGCACTTCTCCGTATTAGTATGTTTCCTGCGTTCAGTTCCAATATCCACAATTTGTACAAGAACTATTGGCTCAAGTTGGAAACAATCTTTAGCTGCCCTGAAACTTAAGCGTACTTCCTTAGCTCTTTTAGCTGCAACTGGAAGACAGTTATGGAATATTACAGCAAAAGGCTTTTCCCTGAATAGAATGGTTCCATCAAAGAGTGCAGCGCGCAGAACAATTCCGGTAGTATGCATTACTTGATATACTTCAAGTCCTCCTAAATATATATCATGAATGTGGAAGTTATTCCTCATCTTATCTGCAAGCTGATACTTATTAAATCCAAACTCAGCAATTAATGTGGTTTGAGATGGATACTTGCTTTCTACAATATGTGGAGTGCTCATTTCTTATCTCCTTCCCTGCGATTGTGAACAATTGGATTATTAATTTCTTCCATCTTAGCTGCTACTGCCTGAGATAATTCATAATCCTTTTTCATCCTATACTTCAGTTTTGCTTGAATGAATGCTAGCTTATTAGGATAATTCTTTTCAATAGGTTCTTCAAGAGGAGCAGAATCAATGAGTGCGAGCTTATTAGCATCCTCAACACTTGCATCCGCATCTAGGATTCTAAAAGTAGTTCCATTCGCACCTATATCTATATCTCCAAGATCAAGAAAATTCTTTTTCTTCTGCAGTCCAGCTTTTAGGAGAGACATAAGAGTATGTGAGAATATGGAACCATGGAATATATGTTCCTCACAGTGCTCTATTAGATCAGTAAGATCAACTTCTGGAATACTCCAGATAGATTCCATCTTTGCACATGAGATAATGATACGTTTCCAGTAATCTGCCATGCGCTCTACTTTATTCTCCTCATTAAGAACATCATAGTTAGCATACTTTTCAAATCCTCCAGCATCATATGCCCAATTAGCTAGGCGAGATGCGTACTGGGATACATCTTTAGTTCTGTCTTTTATGTAGCGTTCAAGAATAGTTTCTTGTTTCTCAATGCGATCAAGGAGAGTAGCAGTTATGTAATTATCCTCATAGTTTCTATAAGCTTCTTCCCAGATTTTAATCCAATCAGGAGAAGAAGTTAAATCTTTTGTATCAGGAGTAATTATGAGACGAGGAAGCTGAAGTACTTCCCTGACTCGTACAGGTCCAGTTTTATGTATGCGCTCTACAATATTAGCTAATGAGTGCATATTTTGGGCTACAATACTGGGAGTATCTGTACAGATAGTTGCAGGTACTCTGAATTCCATGAGACCTGTGGAATTAAAGAGTGCGAGATAGAGAAGATAATTTTCAGTGTGAGAGAGATCACCTTCTAGCCAACGTGGAGTTATTTCTAGAAGTTTGGATGTAGGGATATCAAAGATAGGATGATGACTTTCACGGGAAGTAAGATACACCTGCATATGTTCACATTTGTATTCTATTCCACTGAGAGCACATAAGATACGTGCCATTTTGATTACTCCTTCACTTACTGCTTGGTCAATGGGATTTTATACTTATAACTACTTGAGCTCGCTGCTATTGTTACTGCTTGCTGTTGTCATATCATATCATATCATATCTCTATCTGAAGGGTTACTCTGCTTACTAAGTAAGTAGCAGTAGGATTCATCTTAGCACGCATAGTTGCGTATTGAATGAGTGCATCCTGATCAGTTGTAAGAATAGGACGTTTGTTATGGGATTGTATTATTCTTTCTCCTTTTTGAAGTTTTATGAGAGTAAATTGTGGGAGATTAGGTTCAAGAGTTTCAATGCACATTACTTAGTTCCTTTAAGAAGTTTAAGTTTCCTTTTAATCTCTTGGAGATTAGAGAGTTCAGCGCATAACTCCTCCTTTTGTTTGTTAGATAATCCATTGTATTTATGGGATGATGCTTCCCTACGTACTTGGATTTCAAATGCATTTACTATTTGTCTCAAGGATTCAACCTCTTGAGGAGTAAGGATATCTTTGCTATTAATTACAATATTCATGTTTCTCATGCTCCATCACATTCAGGAAGTAATCTATCCTTAAGTCTTTTAAGCTTGGAGAGAGTATCTTCTAGCTGCTCATGTGCTTTCATTGTTTCAGTATTATTGGTGAAATTATTTCTTTTAAGGTGTAGATTAATTGTATGTATCCTAGTCTCACACAGTTTAATGAGACACTCTAAATCTTGAGAATCTAAATCAGTACTGCGACGAGGATTAGGAGACATGAGAATTATTCCTTATTAGGAAATTTATTAACTACGAATGAACGCATTAGGGAATTAAATGGATCTTGTATTGCGCTTGCTGTTGTCATATCAGATTGCACTATACGCTTGTTTACGGCATTATTTGCATATTCTTCTAACTTAGCTTCCTGCTTACGCAGTCTTTGTTGCTGTCTCAAGCGAGATTCATGAGTTACAAGATGTGATCCTGCTTTATACCTAGGATTCTGTATTGCATCAGCAAATATGTGCTCAGGAATTGAGTAGTGAATATTGCTATCTACAAGATTCAGTGAGTGAGCTATTTCATCCAGAATGTGGAAGATATGGAGCACAGTACGAATGCGAGCTTCTGAGAGATTCTCATGCTCTTTTTTAAATCTCTCATACATCTTATCATACAAATATCCAGTTCTTATGTATGAGAATGCTGGATGAATGCGAATGAGAGTATTTAATTCATTAGCTATTGGGGAAGTAGAATCTCTAAGTGCTGAAAAGTGTCCCATACATCACCTTATAGATCATCCACAGTAATTGTAGGTTCAACTTCCCTATCTCTGGATACTTTCCTGCGCTCTACTAAAACTACATTCTGTGATCCTGCTCCATTGGAGGCTAACTCTGCTAGCATCTGCGCATTCAATCTTTCTAGTTCAGCTTCTAATTCAGGAGTTAATTCTTCGCCTAAACTTGGAGAAGCCTGCAAATCTGCTGGAGTTAAATTAGTAGGAAGATGTGTTCCTTGAAATTCTTCCTCTGCACCCAAATCCGCGAGAGTTATTTTGTGTACCCTGCTAGAATTTACTCCTGTATTCTTATATGCTGGAGTAGCTGCACCTATGTTAATTTTAGCTGCTTGAATCTGAAACTTCTTTTGAATAGACCTAGCTCCAGTTGTAAGCTGCGCAGGAGTCAGGCAAGAGAGTGATTCAAGTAAACCTAGAATCTCCTCAGTTGCAATAGTCATTCTATATACTTCACCCTTCATTGCCATTTGTATGTACTCCTAATAGTAAAACCCCGCACACAGCAGGGTTGATTTTTAAATACTAAGTTATACTGAGTTTTGGCAATTCGCCAAAGAACCAGAATACCATATTGACAGTTTGGTTGTCAACCCCCCCCTCTCCCTGCCTGCGTGTCCATTCCTGTCCTTAGACTTAGTATCTATTCCTATTCTACCCTTATAACTCTCTATTTCCCTATTATGTATTCCTATGTGATGTATGTCTTACGGTCTATTTTTAGGGGTACTTTAAAATAAAAATAATAATTAAATTCAATTAAAAGCCCACCTATAAATAGAAAGAGTATATAGGTAGTAATAAGTAAGAAGTAATGGTAGGAATAGATAGTAAATAGGAAAAGCAAAAAGGGGTCAGAGGGGGTAGGAGGGGGGGGGTACCCTGCCAAAACGGCAAACTGGCAAACTGGTTTTCTGGCAGATTCACCAAAATACCAATTCACCAGTTTGGTAAAAATCTTATTCCTCTGTTAAATTAAAATCATCTTCCACATTCAATTTAAAAGGATCAACAATTGCATCAAAAATGAATGCAACAGCAATTGCAATCAGAAACAAGAGTGTAAGTTGAATGAAAAAATCATCAAGAATATGTGCATTCAGCATATTAATTCTCCAAAATAATAACATTAGATTCTTCAATTACATTAATAACAATTACACAAGACTCAATTCCAATTGTAAATTTCTTATGTAAAATTGTGCAAGCTTCCAATTCAGAATTAGCACAAACAATAGCTTGTCCATATTTAGAAATATGTTTGTACTTATAAGAAATGTTATAAAGTTTCATATTCTATATCCAATTGAGTGAGTAAAAAGTATCCAGCATTAAGAACCACACAAATAAGAGTATGATTCTTAATACTTGAAACTTTAAATTCTTCAATTACATGAGTGCAGCAAGCAAATCATCATCATTCTTGTATTCATTAATCATTTTCTGCAACCTAGCTGAAAAGCGTGTAGCAAGTACATCTCCAGCTGGAGCAAGATCAAGAGCTTTCAAGAGAGACTTACAAACTTTAGGTTCATAACTCGTTTTACCTCCAGCAAGAGATGCAACTTTATTTTTAAAGGCTTCTACAACTGCAAGAATTCTTTCACTTTCTTCATTACTTGGTACTTCAGAAACTCCCATAGAAGAAGCTAATGTAACTGCAAGAGATTCAGCTACATTCTCATTGAACCAAGCAGCTACAGATTCTTTAGTAAGTCTCCCACTTTCATTATTAGTATCCAGCCAATCTATGATTGCAGGAATGGAGATTTCTTCCTGAGTAATATGTGCTGCATTTGCATCCACTCTCTCACGAATTATTTTATCCTGAACTGAGTGCAAGTACTCAACTACATAAGGTGCGAGTGCAGTAATGTTATTTACCACACTTTCAGTAGGAATCAGTGGGATGGAGACACACTTAGATTCCCTCTTGATCCCATAAAGCTCACTATTCTTATCAGTAACTGTTTTATAAGTTACCTTAGCAAGCCTTTGCCCAGTGAATGGCTTAGAAGCTTTAGGATCATAGGAAACTACAGAATGTGCAGCTGTGGAAATAATACTCATTTTAATTTACTCCCTTATGTCTTAGATGTTATTACTACTATTACTTGTACAGTTTAACTTACTAGTCAGAGAATCTTACTTACTTCTTCCCTAACCACAGAATCTATTATACAGACTCATAATCTTAGTTGGTTGTATTTATACAACAGTGCACAATTATTTACAATACCCTACTGATTTACTCAGGTATTACCTTACATACATCCATGCTTGTATCCAAGTTAGCAGTAATGAGAATACAAGTAGTAATACGAATGATAATAATAACTATTCTCATTTAAGGGAGGGGGTATGGACCTTTTTTAGTCGCGCGTGGGGTTGTAGCCTAAGAAAGCTCTCACAATTTTCTAAACTTTTTTCCTTATTTTCCTTCCTAACTTAATAGCCCTAATAGCAATCTCATCTCCCTTGCACTTAACTTCTCACTCATACTACTTACATTCCCTCCAACACTCACACTTATCCTCTCACTCACACTTTTACTAGGACTACCCATATGTCCAACATTTCAAATGCAAAGTGGAATTCCACAGAAGAGCGCGCAATCAAGCTACTAGGTAATGGACTCGCACCAGAACAAGTTGCTACAGCAGTAGGAGTTACTCCTTCTCGCATCTCACAACTTCTTGCAGATCAAACATTTGCAACAGCAGTAGCAGAACTAAGATTCCAGAATCTGCAAAGACACAATGACACGGATGCAGCATATGATGACTTAGAAGATGCTCTCATTGAAAAACTAGCAGATGTACTTCCATTAATGGTAAGACCTCAGGAGATCTTGAGAGCTATTCAAGTAGTAAATGGAGCTAAAAGAAGAGGGCAATCTGCACCTGAACAAGTAGTACACCAGAACACAGTAGTTAATCTTGTAATGCCAACTCAAATAATTCAGAAGTTCCAAATGAATTCTAATAACCAAATTACAAGTGCTGGAACACAAACATTGGAAACAATTCAATCACATACATTGCTTTCAAAAGCTAAAGATGCCTCTGCCTCATTGAGTGCGAGTGCGAATGCGAATGCAGACAAAGGAGTACAAGATGTGCGCATCTCTCCCACAGAACTCACTTCCACAAATTCATAATAAATTTGTGGAAGAAAATAATAAGAAAGCTCTTGAACTACTTCTTAGAATTCAACAACAAGTAGAAAGTACAAGAGTAATTGCTACAGCCTCTAAAGTTGAAAGGTGCTATGAATAAACTTCTAAAATCCTTACAACCAGATGTAAATGAATCAGAGGAAGCAGAGCACATAAGAAAAGAACAATTAGAAAGACTGGATGCAGATATTACAGCTTCCCAGAATGCAGTTCCTCTTCCTGAATATACTCCCATTCAAGAAGCTAGTTTTGATGCTTCCCAAGTGCATGAACTTGCTAAGACATCTCTAGACTTCTTAGGAGCACTTGCTTCACCTCTTGTGTTTAAATTCTGCTTTCCTCCTGTATTTATAGCAGTATGGAACTGGTTACTAGATTGGGTTTCTAAACCTAGAACTTTTCCACAACTTGCACTTGGACTTCCAAGGGGATTTGGTAAGACTACAGTAATTAAATTATTTGTACTCTACTGTATTCTCTTCACAAATAAGAAATTTATACTCATCATAAGTCATACTGCTTCTCTTGCTGAAAACATTGTACATGATATTGCAGCATTCCTAGATGAACCTAACATTAAAAAAATATTTGGTGATTGGACTCTTGGAAGAACTAAGGATACGCAAGATGAAAAACATTTTGGTTTCAGAGGAAGAAATATTGTACTTAAAGGTATAGGTGCTGGATCTTCCTTACGAGGCATAAATGTAAATAACATGCGTCCGGATATCATGATATTTGAAGATATTCAAAGTAGAGAAGATGCGGACTCTGAAAAGATATCTAATGACTTAGAAACTTGGATGCTTGGTACTGCAATGAAAGCCAAGAGTCCTGAAGGTTGTATGTTTCTATTCATTGCAAATATGTATCCTACCAAGTGGTCATTGCTTAGGAAGCTCAAGGCCAATCCTAATTGGACTAAGTTTATTGCAGGTGGTATTCTTGCAGATGGAACTTCTCTCTGGGAAGAATTACAACCAATTGAACAACTCATACAAGAATTTCAGAATGATCTTGCAGCAGGTAAGCCAGAGATTTTTTATTCTGAAGTTCTTAATGATGAGAATGCAGCAGCTAATAATCTAGTAGATTTCTCAAGAATTCCAGCTTGCACAATTCAAGAAGGAGAACCATTTGCAGGTAACTTTGTAATTATTGATCCTTCTGGAATGAAAAGAAAGAGTGATGATTGTGCTATTGGATATTTTGAAGTCCATTCTGAGAAACCTATTCTCATGGAAGTCACATCGGCTAAACTTAGCCCAGCTGACACAATCAGGCAAGCCATTAAATATTGTCTCACTCATAACTGTAGACTTGTTGCTATTGAATCTGTTGCATATCAGGCTTCATTATGTTACTGGTTTGACTTTATCTGTCAGCAATATGGTATTACAGGCATTGAGTGTGTTGAAGTCTATCCGGGTGGATTCTCCAAAATTGCACGTATTCTTGCAATGTTTAAGCTCTATCAAGCTGGAGACATTAAAGTTGAAAGTAAAATTAGGAGTAAAGTACATGCGCAAATTACTTCATTCAATCCTCTGAAAGATAATAACACAGATGATATTCTTGATCTTCTTGTGTATGCTCCTAAAGTACTTGAGAATTTTGCACAGTTCATAGTTTCATCTGGAATTATTATTGAGCAAGAAGTTAATGGAATTGCTGTACTTGAACACAATAGTTGCATCTAACCACAAGATCTAAGAATTTAATAGGAGCCACAATGGTATCCCCACGTAATACAAATAATACTGGAAGTACTCCTGTAATTCTTTCTCAGCCTTCCCAACAAGGGCTACTAGAGTATGCAAAACTCTGTCTAGAACAATTCAATGTTCAGTGGAATCTAAGAGAAAGAATGCAAGAAATTGATCGTGCTTATGCGCGAGAAATGGATCTTACTACTGAAAATGAAAGAGCTAAACTAGCTAACAGAGTAGGTGATAAGAATAGATTTCAGAACATTACAATTCCCATTGTACTCCCACAAGTAGAATCAGCAGTAACTTATCAAGCTTCAGTATTCCTAACAGGAGTTCCTCTCTTTGGAGTTGCAGCTGCTCCTGCTTATGAAGATGAAGCACTTCAAATGGAAACTGTAATTGATGACCAAGCTACTAGGGGTGGATGGGCAAGAGAAATTACAATGTTCTTCAGGGATGGATTTAAATATAATCTGAGTGCACTAGAATGCTCATGGTGCAGGGAAGTTACTTGGGCACCTGAGACTGATATTTCTTTCACAGCTGGGAGAATTGCAAAACCCAAGCAAGTTATCTGGGAAGGCAACAAGGTAAAGCGCTGGGATATTTATAATACCTTCTTTGACACTCGCGTAGCTCCTGCAGAAATGCATGTAAAAGGTGATTTTGTAGGAAACACAGAACTAATGAGCAGGATTAGGCTCAAGCAGTTTATTAGTTCTCTCCCAGATGTAAGACTTGATAATGTGCGGGCTGCATTT